ATTGAAGCCTGACGATTCAATTTATAAACCTTGGATTGAATGGATGAAAAATGAAAGAGCAGATGACTACAAAAGAATTATGACACCAAAGGAAGGTGTTTCAGGTCCTCCTACTGGAGTTAAACAAACATTAATAAATTATATGTTTAAAGAAATAGGAATTGTTAAATCACATTATAATCACGGATTCAAACGTGGGGTTTATTTTAGTTCCTTTTATGAAAATGGAAGAGAGTTTTTAAGGAATGAAATTAGTTCTGATGAATTAATTATGAGACCGAAGTTTGCTCAAGGTTCTGAATATATTAATAAGTGGTGGAAAAGAAAAGCAATAAAAAGATATACCAAGTTACATACAGAAAATAGACTGAAGCCTGAAATACTTTATTATTCAGATATATTGAATATGACTTGGGATGAATGTAAACAAAAATATTTAGGAGAAGTAGGAAGATGATACCAATATGGCACGATAATGTTGTTAAAGCAGGTGATAAAATTATAAAAGACTATGAAGACTTTTTAAATGGAAATCAGAGATATACCGCATCAGTAAAAATTATGAATGTGATAGGAAAAGTTCAAAGTGGAAAAACTGAAGTTATGCAATATGTTGCATATATGTTAAATAAATATAGATTATTTTACAGCACTACTTATCCAAATATAGAACTCAATGACCAATTTGAAAATGATATGAGACCCTTCCCAAATGTTTTAGTAACAAGACTTACTACTATACTTGATAATGAAAATCAATATAGTCAGTTTATGTCAGACATTAAACAATCAACTTTACTTGGTAATGTATTATTTTTAGGTATAGATGAGAGTGAGTATAGAGTTGGTCATAATAGTATTTTAGATAAATTAATTAAAAAAATATGTGAAGAACACCCACAACTTCGTATTTATATTATGTTTGTTGGAGCTACACCAAGTTCTTTGAGAGCTCAAGAAACTAAATCAAACATTCCAATAGATAATATTATATTAGAACCAGGTGAGGGTTATGTAGGAT